CCATAGAATTGGTACCCACCCCAAGTTGCAGGATTCAGTACTGTCATATAATCTTCAAGTACTAATCCATCGTTAAATTCTTGTGGTTCTGCAAATATGTAAGCCGAGAACGGTATATTAGTTGGTGTTGGTGTTTGAGTATTTGTTGGTGTATTGGTATTTGTTGGTGTATTAGTAGGTGTTTCTGTATTAGTTGGAGTTGGAGTGTTTGTTGGAGTTTCGGTATTTGTTGGAGTTTGTGTTGGAGTTTCGGTATTTGTTGGAGTTTGTGTTGGTGTCTCGGTATTTGTAGGAGTTGGCGTACTTGTTGGAGTCTCAGTATTTGTAGGTGTTGGCGTACTTGTTGGAGTCTCAGTATTTGTAGGTGTTGGCGTGTTTGTAGGTGTTTCTGTATTTGTAGGAGTTGGAGTATTAGTCGGAGTTTCCGTATTAGTCGGTGTATTTGTTGGAGTCTCAGTATTTGTAGGAGTTTGTGTTGGAGTAGGTGTCTCAGTATTAGTAGGCGTCTGAGTCGGAGTTTCTGTATTTGTAGGAGTTGGAGTATTAGTCGGAGTTTCCGTATTAGTCGGTGTATTTGTTGGAGTCTCAGTATTTGTAGGAGTTGGCGTATTAGTCGGAGTTTCTGTATTTGTTGGAGTTGGCGTATTAGTCGGAGTTTCCGTATTAGTCGGCGTATTAGTTGGAGTTTCTGTATTAGTTGGAGTCGGCGTATTAGTTGGAGTTTCTGTATTTGTTGGAGTTGGCGTATTAGTCGGAGTTTCTGTATTAGTTGGCGTGTTTGTTGGCGTCTCAGTATTAGTCGGAGTCGGAGTATTAGTCGGAGTTTCTGTATTTGTAGGTGTTGGAGTGTTTGTAGGCGTCTCAGTATTAGTCGGAGTATTAGTCGGAGTTTCTGTATTAGTCGGAGTCGGAGTATTCGTTGGAGTTTCTGTATTTGTAGGTGTCGGCGTATTAGTCGGAGTTTCTGTATTAGTTGGCGTCGGTGTATTAGTCGGAGTTTCCGTATTAGTTGGCGTTGGCGTGTTTGTAGGTGTTTCCGTATTTGTAGGTGTTGGCGTGTTTGTAGGCGTGTTTGTTGGCGTCTCAGTATTAGTTGGAGTCGGTGTATTAGTCGGAGTTTCCGTATTAGTTGGAGTTGGAGTGTTTGTTGAAGTTTCAGTATTTGTAGGAGTATTAGTAGGTGTTTGTGTTTGAGTTGTTGTGGTCGTTGGTGTTGGAGTAGGTGTTAACCCTGAAGTAGATGTAGGAGTTGGAGTATTAGTATTAGTTGGCGTAGCAGTTTGACTCGGAGTTTGAGTTGTTGTGGTTGTTGGTGTTGGAGTTGTTGTGGTTGTTGGCGCAGTAGGTGTGTTTGTTGGTGTTTGTGTTGGAGTTGTAGTATTAGTTGGAGTTGGTGTCGGAGTACCACATTCAATTGTTAAAATAACCCCATCTAATAGATTATTACGGGTAACCGCAGAATAATATATTATATCATCTAAATAGACATTAAATGGGCCGATTGAATTTGAATTTGGTGTTAACTTAACAATATACTGAGAACATCCGGCAACCGACAATTGTTGTTCGATTTCAGAGGTACACCCAGGAGCGTCATTGGTAACAAGAATAGAATATATTGACATCCGATGTTTTTATTAAATAAATACCACAACAATTCTATTTCAGTTGTAATTAAAGTAAAAATGAAAATTTTATTATTAAGGTTTATAATTATTGTTCTGTAATCGTAATATTAACAATACATGATACCAAGTTAATAGTGATTTCAAACGCACAACCAAAAGTACAATCAAGTAATTTAAAAACCTCACAATCATTATCATCTACTAACAATAACATAATTTCCGGAGCGGTATTAAATATTGTAGGTATCACAGTATTATAGTCAACTGTTGGGGGTACCGGTCCTGTACCAATAACCCCCAATAAACTACGATTATTACCATACACATCAGAAATGTATACACTAATTGGGTAAGTCCCACCCGATATTTCATCAATTCTAACTTGTGTCATTATGTTAAGCACATTATATCGTATGCGATTATCAAGTCAATAATAATCTCTTGACCTTGTAAAGTATTATTACCTCTTATAGTCTCAATTGTTATTAAATTTTCTACAGGATTTACTGTAACACTACCAACACCCGGAACAGTCAATAATAATTGAGTTATTGTGTTATAATAAACATTATCAAAAGGAACATCAACTAATGAAGTTGATGTATAAAATGTGTTGCTTGTCGTTAAACCTAATGGGGTTACTGAAACTTTTGCAGTGAAAGTGGCATTAACCAAATCACAACTTGTATTATCAAGAGTTAAATCATAAAATCCTTCATTTAACATTTGTATTAATCCAAATTTAGTTGGAGATTGAATGTTAAACACATCAGAACCCATAACATACGTTTGATAAGAAGTTATATTAGCATTACAAGAAATATTTGTGGTACGAGATAATGAACAACCATTACTACCAACAATCGTTACACTATAAGTTCCACCCGTTAATCCCGATACTTGAATTTGTTGTGGATTATTTGGGATATTATCCGACCAATAAAAACTAAATGGAGTAAGCCCTTGATTAATAAATGCGGTAATTTTACCCGAATTACCTGTACCACAAGATGTACTATACAAAGAAAAATCTAATGGTACACTTCCAAGGATTAAAATGTCTGCAGTTTGAATACAATCATTTGCATCTGATACGGTAACAACGTGATTACCCGCAGTTAAATTATTAAAAGTTACCGAAGTTAATGTTGTGTCAATAATATCATAAACCCCATTATCAATTGAATAATCTAACGGTAAGGTAGAACCCGGAGTGGTGAAGATAGTAACAGCACCATTTGACCCTCCACAAGTTGTACCTGTAACTTGAGTTGAAATAGTATATTTATTTTCGGCAACTATCGTAGTTTCTTCCATATAAGCACACCCTGAACTATCACTAACGGCAACAGTATAGGTTCCTGACGATAAATTTGAAAATAATTGGGCGGTTTGAGAACCGCTAATATTTGTCGTATTACCGTTCGGAGAAACTAAAGTATAAGTATACGGTGTTACACCCCCAATAACTGAGATTAATATTTCTCCATCAACACTAGAACAACTTGAATTTGTTGTATTAACACTAACGGAAGACATTGAATTTACCGAAGTAATTGAAGTATTAACATTTAATTGGCATAATCCGGCATCTGTAACCGAAAATCCATAGACTCCCGATGATAGACCTGAAATTGTATATGTTTGAGAATAAGATATTAAAACATCTCCGGTTGATGCAGAATAATAATAAGGTGAAGTTCCTCCAGTAACGGTCAAACTTATTGTCCCATCTGCAGCAAAACAACTTGGTGGTGTTGAGGTAAACGTCCCAAAACCTAATTGGGCAACATTAACCACAGTTTCTCCTTTACTTAATTGACAACCATATCCATCTGTAACGGTTACTGAATATCCACCGGCGGTTAAACCCGTTATTGTATTCCCACTAGCACCAGTATCCCATAAATAAGTAAATGGTGGTTGACCCGTAATACCCGTAATAGTAATTTTACCTATCGGAGTACCACCACAAGCGGAATTTGGAACCATGTATAAACCATAATTTAATGGTTCTGATTCCTCAACTATAAAATTCTGACTTCTTCCTGTACAACCTCCAAGGTCTAATACTGTCATATAATAAGTTCCTGCAGTTAAACTTCCAAAAACAACATTATCTTGATTTGTGGTTGCAGATTGACTAAAAACTCCATCATTATGATATAAGTAGTAATTGGTAGATGAGTATTGTGTTGTTGAGGTTCCGGTAACCGTACCATTATTTAAAGAGCAGGTAGTATTACCAACATTTGAAATACTACAACAAACACCATTTGAAACAGGAATATTAAGATACTCAACTTGATTTGTAGGTAATGAACTATCAGTAACTTTAATACTATAAGTTGCACTTACTAAATTTGATTTAGTAACTGATGATAAAATAATATCAGTTGTCAATTCAGGTGTAATCCACTGTACCGTATATGGTTGAGACCCCCCAGAAATACCAAGATTAATTATCCCGTTTGAAGTGTTATTACAATCCCCTGTTACATTTATGTTATAATTAAACGCCATTAGTTACTATTACAATTTATATTTATTTGTATACCTACATTTAAAGTAAGAATTTGATTTATGTTTTTTTCACTACAAGTTAAATTCCAAATCGTTAATTCTCTACCATTTAACCAAAAATTAAATCCATAATCATATAATAAAGGTAGGTAACTAATTAACGCCTCTCTCCACATAAGAACTGTTGGTACATCTGTATACCCATACCCAACATAAAATGGTTCTTTAATTAACAATTCATTTTCAATCCTCAAATCAACATACCATTCAGTTTGAACTGAATTTTGAATACAATCATTTAGAGTGTATCCACTTTCAGATAACATATTATTAACTCTGTTTGCCAAAATACTATTAAAATTCCCAACATTAGTATCTCCATTTAACCAAGGAAATATATTAAAGAAAGTTTCTTCCGTTGTACAAGTGTAATCAAATATGTTTGAAATAATAAAACATGGGGTAACAGGCACAGGAATAAATTGACATCCTCTTTGTCTTCTATAAACAAATTTTTGTTTATGTAAGATTGAATTTTCCATCTTAACCCCTGAATTCCAAATTGTGGTTGCAGGAACCATTTGTTCCGCCAACTTCATCCAATAAGGGCCAATCCCGTTTACATAATCAATTAACTTTTGATATGTGTACTTATTATTAGGCAAACCAACAGTTTGTTCAGATTCAATATATTTCCACCAAATTGATTGAAGTACCGGATATCCACCTGTTTTACCATCACTGATGTATTGTCTATTTCTAACATTAATCATATTCTCCCAAAAGGTTTGTGAGAACTCAAAAAATGTTTTCTTTTTAGGTTCAGGATTAATATAAGTCCAATCCACACCACCCGGAACCGGATAACCAACAGTTAAACCTGATTCAGGAAATGGGTAATCATACTCAACAGATTCTTTCCAAACATCATACAATAACCCTTGTGAAGGATTTAAAAACAAATCAACATTCTTAACATTTAATACTAATTTCTCATTATCAACAAAATAATAAGCATTATAATCAGCACTTGTTGAAACTCTTATTTTAGTATCCTCCTCTAACCATGACTTATTATTATCAACTATTTTTTGTAGTTTAAATCCTTCTGTCATATATGGAAAATCTCTGAAACGGTCTAAATATGGTTGTCCATAAGTAAACGGTTGTAATTGAGTTTGGATATTATAGTTTTGTCCGGTGTAAACCGCACCTGTAATAACAACCTTATCAGGGCTTCTATGTTGTGGTGTTGATTCATACCATCCTGCACCAACTTGAAAGAAATAATTTTCAGTATTTACCGGAGCTTTTGGATATCCAAAAACATCAATAGGATACTCAGCTAAACGAATTGAAACATCTTCATAAGTAGCATTTGATGTATAACCCGAATAAACAATACCTCGAATTTTATAAGTATCACCAGGTAAATAGGAAGGAACTTTATCAACATAAGTACCTCCTGAGATTGAAGCCCATTGAACATAGAATTGGTCTAAATTAATTTTTTGGTCAGCTAAATAAATATGTTCATTAAACTCGATTAAAGAATCCGGAGCTCCAATTAATCTTAACATAAATTCAACAGACCTTCTTGTACCTTTTGATTTAAAAAGATAAGAAGCATTAAGAATTAAATTACGGTAAAACGCATAATTTATTTCAGTTGGAGTAAGAGCTCGTGCATAACCCGGATATGTCGGAGTTGCGGTATTACCAAATACCGAACTTAAAAAATCCTCATCAGTAATTGGTGAAAAATTAGATGTCCAACCTAAAGTTTGGGCTAAGTTTACCAATAATTGAGATGGTATATCATTTGAAGGATTGTAGTTAACCGAATTCATATACGCCAATGCATCTATAAATTGTTTTATTTGGTCAAAACTTCTTCCATAAATTTGAAATATTTTTTCAACTTTTTGTCCTAATGTATCAAATTCCTTTAATGAATCTGTAACTAAAAATCTTGAGATTAAATTTGTTTTAAATGAATCTAAATTAACAGCAATTTCATCAAGTTGTGTTAAATAATCGTCAAACAAAAATGAACGAATATCAAGGTTCCACACCCCGTCTTTTGGCCAAGTTACTTGTTGGTAATTAGTATAAAATTCCCCATTCTCAGTTTGAGCTGGAACTTGGAAAACTGCGGTATACTCAGGTCTTATTAATCGATTTAATAAAAATTTCTCAACTTCATCAAAACTTTCCGCAAAAATTCTATCCGCAACTAAATCATTTGGTCTAATCTGATAGTCCTCATTTATTGTAGTTGCTGTTGTACCAAAAGGAGCCCCTGAAACATAAAATGAAATGTAACCAGTACTTAATGTTGGTGATGGTTGGAACGAAACAATCTTAAAGATGTCATCATTAATACTAACACAATAATCTAAATAAGTGTTATACAAATTTCGATAAGGCGATGTAGTTATTTCTCTTAAATTTAAATTAGTTGCTGCACTAACTGAGTAATCAATATCAAAAGGATTATTAATCCTATCAACATTCACTTCAAAATATGTTTCATCATTAACTGAATCATAAGAAATGTTTACCGCAGTTGAACCTGTTACAAATTCTAAATTATTAAATATAACATCTAACGACGCAGGAAAATAATGAATTATCTTAGTTGCGGATACTTGGAATCTTTTACGTAAAGACCCATACATTGAAAAATTAAGAACTTGCGAAACATCATAATTAGGATAGACCCTAAATTGGGTCGCCATAATTCTTCTACTCTCAGCAACGTCTTCAATGTTTAATGATTGTAAACTTAACGGTTCAGAAAAAGCCCCAACATTAAATGTTCTATTAACTTTTTCAGTAACTGATGTTGTAAACTCAAAATTACCTTGCGTCAAACCTCCTCCCTCAACAGTTTGTAAACCTACAATATTGTCAGAGAAAGTCGCAGCCCCACTTCCGGGCCTTGGCGGATAAAAATATTTTGTCGTAGTTGTAGTTACAGCCATTAAGTTGTTATATTTGTGAAGTTTTTACTAAAATCAATATTATTATTTCTATTCTGTCTAACTTCATATAACAATGCATTAAATTGGTCTCTAACCTCGTATAAGTTGTATTGTCTGTAAATATTATTAGCAGAATCGTAAATTGTGTAGATACCATCATCAATTGATTTGGTTTGATTACCATAAAGAGCAATTGCAAGAGATGATATGTCGTATTCAACCATTTCTATCTCCAATGTTACAGGATTAAAAAATGTATTTGAAATTATTATATCTTGGCTTGGCTGACCAATAAACGGGGTCGCGTTTGGTTTGTTTGTTGGAGATGATGATGGTGATAATGTTAAAAACAATAAGTTTGATGACCCATCAACGTATCGATATCTAATTGACTTTTGTTGCGTATTAACCTCATTTGTTACAACAGGTTCACAATAAAAACTTGAAGTAATAACTCTAAAGAAATTTGGAATTTTTGACCCATCCGGATTTAAATATTCAACTCTAAAACCAACTAATCCTTGAGGTACAAACTTATTTTGATATTGTGTTGGGACATTTGCCAAATCAATAACTAATCCTTTAACATTTGGAAGAGCACTTAAAACACCACAATCAGTAATTACAGTTCTAATTTGAGCAGCTCTTAAATAAAGAGTATAAAACCCTAACGCATTAAACTGACTAGCAGGTAGTGTTAAATTATACAACCCACCTAAAACCTCAACACCGGAATTTCCACCTGTTTCTGAATTCTCAAAATAAGGTCGTAAAATAGTTTGAGCATCTAATTTTGTTAGGACAAAGGCATCCGTAACGTCCCTACTTGGGGTATAATTCATTATGATTTCAACATCCGCTGGTGAAACATCTGACGGTCTTATAGTACCATAACTTCCAATTGCCATATCTTCTTATTTAATTTATAAATAGTTTAGTTCTTTTTTTCATTTTAGTTTTCTTTGTTAATCACATTAAAAAAACCATATCCGTAATTAATCATATCACCTAAGTTATCTACTTCTCCAAGTCTCTGTATTCTTTCGTAAGCACTATTCTTACCTCTTTCAACAAAAACATTAGTTTGAACTTGTGCTTGGTCAATAACTTTTAATAATACCTCATCTTTTGTTATTGGGACCGCAGTTAAATTATTTGGTGTCAATCCTGACGATTGTTCAAAATAAATGGTAGTCCCATCAATATAATCATAGTAATCAACTGTATTAACTGTATAGGCAGTGTAAACTGCTGTAACATCATTAATTGCACCCCATATTTGTCCATTACTAATAACAGGAACTCCAATCCTTTGATTAATTGTTAATGTACCATACGTCTTTAACTCATTGATTCTCGATTTTGTTACTCCCGAAATTGTAAATGGTATTGAAACATAGTTATTTGATGTTTGAGCACTAACCTCATTTACCGCATCCCCTGAAAATATGTAATTATACGATACAGAAGTACCTATCCAATTACCTGATGACGGAGCAAAGAACGCCTCTCCCTCAGGATTATAGATAACAACATCACTAAAAGGAACAGTAATTGTTTTTGAAACAGTTGTAATTCCCCATGGATTTGTTTGTTCTAATTTAATCGTATATTCTTTATCCAATTGAGGATATGTGTGGTTGATTGAATTAGGTACGTAATTTGTAATTGTTTGTTTTGGAGAACCATCTCCCCAATCAATTTTATATGCAGATAACTCTAAAAATTTTTGAAATTCATCTGAAGTATTATAAACATTGAATACGTAAGGACTTGATGTCGTCGATGAAAATATAAAATTAGTAACCACATTTTTTTGTAATACCGCACCATCAAATGGACTATAATAACCGGCATCCACAGCACTTTGTCTTATTAAAATAGGAATTGTTAATCCGGTTAATAATGAACTACCATTAACCCCCGAACTAACAACCTGAGTCATAGCAGAATAAACACCAACTGGTGTACCCTGATAATCTACAACCGATAAGTCCCCAAGAATTGTTTCAGGTGATATTTTAATATTATAAAAATCTTCCATTACACAGGTGGATTAAGGTATTCATACCATTTTATGGGAATTGTTGTCCCGAGTCTTTGTCCGTCACTATTAACTACTTGATATGTTTGGTTTTTATAATCCAAATTTACGATATAATAAAATAGTGTATTATTATCAAATAAATATTGATTAGAATTCAGTGGAAAACTAGCTTGAGGACCTATAACACCAGTGGGTGTCTTATTATTTGTCATCAATTTAGTAAATTGTCCGGTCTTAGCATTATAAAATTTAGCTGACATATAAAAGGTGTCAATATCCAAAAAGTTTCTTTTCTTTAACCAATAGAGAAAAAACCCTTCTTTATCCCCAACATAATCTAAAATAAATTTTGGTTTTCTAACATCCACAACAATTCTTTGCATTTGAGTAGTCATTTTTAAACCTTGTTGTGTTGGAATAATAATCGTTAAATAATTTGTTTGTTTTTTATCATCCGTGTTATCATAAAAATCTAATTTAAAAAAAGAATTGGAAAAATTATTTGTATAGTAATACAAATCTTGAGGTGTGAACCCTTCACTCATATAATTTATTGTCCAATTATTAATATCGTAAGTTGAACCACCTGAATAAAAATAAAACTCATAATTAATTTCAGTATTATTTGTTGTTACATCAGGAGCATTAGCAAATCGACTGATTTCAAAATCACGACCAACACCAATAGCTTCAGTAATAACTTCAGTTTCATATTCTTCGATTGCCATATCCAACCCTAAATAATCCCAAGTCAGTCTTACCGGTATATTGATTTGTTTATCAATACCATCAGGTACTATAGTTACTTTATTCACACTCATCAATTAATGGTTTTATCGCAAAATCAGTGCCATATAGGCTCTCATTATAGTTTATTCCTTCCGGTATTAATCTAAATGTAATATCCTCAAATGGATAATGAGCGGTATTTAAAAACGGATAATCAACCCCTCTTTCTAAATTATCTGTAAAACCATAAGTATACAAATCTCTCCATCTAAATTGTTGGTCAGCACTTGAATAAAACGAGTAACTTGGCACTTGGTCAATAAAATTAATATCCCCTGTTTCAATATAATCCGAGAAGACCCTCAAAGTCATTTTATTATGAGGTTGATAATAAAACCCAAATGAATTAGTGTCCGGATTATTCATTGTTTGGAAAACTGTTTGATTATAATTTATTTTATGATAATAAGTAGAAATCACCCTTTCTATTTGTTCATAATCATTCCACTCACAAAAATCACCATCCATTACATCGCCTTTCATTAAATTACCGTTATAATAGAAAGTTTTAGTAGCACCACTAGTTTGAGTATATGAAGATAATGGAACTGTTGTATTTGATTCATTATTAACTAAATCCCAATATTCATTAACCTCTTTGGTTAAATTAAATTCCCAACCTTGTTTTAATCCCACCCCATATGAAGGCTCATTAAAATATCCGGAATATCCTTTGTTAACAATCGTTAAGAAAATTTCACTTAATGGTCGTTTTTGATTATCAATATAACCCGCAAAATCTAAATCATATGCCGATGTCATATTGTAAGCGTTACTACTTGTTTTTTGAGATATTCTAGACAATTGATTAGGAGTTATTGAACTATATTCAAATTGTTTATCTTCTCTAAATACATTTTTTTCAAAACCAATTTTAGTAACAATAAGGTCATCTAAATTAGTAATTACCTTGTGTTCTCTAACATAATATTTTGATTTAGTTTCCGTTAAGTTATCAGGGTTAATTACTCTTTTAAAAGTTCCCATTTCATTATCTCCAAATGTTGTACCCGTATATCCAATGTTTAAAACATTAAACACATACTCATCACTATCAAATAACCCGTTACCCAATGAGTATACTTGGAATATGTTTGAATTCCTGTATGTTAAAGATAATTCAACATACTCATTTGGTGTTAATCCGTGGGACCCAATACATTTAAAAGAGATTAAACCATTACCATTAATTTCAATATTTTCAATAATAAATGGAATACCTTCTTCGGCCAACCAATCCATATCACCATTAGGTAAATCAGAATAATACACTAACTTTTTTTTATAATTATTTTTGTGAGGGTAGGTTAGATAATACATCCAATTATAGGTATAAGCACTCTTTGTCTTATAAGGAAAATGTTGATTATCAACAATCGGTCTAAAAAAATCAAACTCATAATATTGTGGAAACCCCTTCCAAGTCCCGTTAACAAATGATTGTTCAGGGTTTACATAATACAAATTATATTGGAAAGGTAAAAATGTTGTGGTTCCCGTATAAGTGTTGTCATACAAATACTTAACCTTAAAAGTTGGTCTGAAAACAGTGCAACCCTGTCTCTCGTCATCATAAACTTGAGCAAGACTTATAGTGGCACTTCTATCGTATTCCGTTATCTCATGACTTGTTTGGTCTAAAGATATTGATACTTTTTCATCAACAGAAGGAGCCCCTTTATATTTAAGGTTACTTGGTATTATCGTATAATTATTCATCTATCGAATATAGTTCTTTAAATTTATCCAAGGCGGTCTCCCCTTTAATTAACCCAAAATAGAAATGGTTTGGGGCTCCAACCAAAAATTGTTGACTTGGGTCATACCAATTACCGGCATTCGCAACATAAGTAAAATTATTAACTGTAGTTGCGGTACCATTAAATAAGTATCCACGTGCAAATAGGTCACTAATACTATAAATTGATGGTATCATATAACTCGGATTAATAATAGCTCTTCTATCAAGAGATTGATATTTTCTTGAAAAAATATCATTTGTATTTGTCGCCCAATTATTCCCTTGGTCACCAAACACTCCGCCGGTAGGGGTATTCTTTATTCTCCATTGATAATACGGAACTTCCTGTGATATAATACCATAAGGATATGTAATAGCATTTGCGTTGTTTGACGGTCTAAAATCAATAACACCAGGTGTTAAGTAATCTTTATTTTGTAAATCTTGAGTTGTTGATGAGAAAAATACCGCCATTGTTGGGTCACTTGAACCCGCTAATATCTGAACTGGGTCATCAATTGCCCCTGTTACACTATAAAATTCTGGAGAAAACGGTATTACACCATATTCCGAATTAATCGACATTGATTGCGCTAAGTCTGCATCAATTCTTCTTGAACTACCATCTCGAGTAAATAATTGTTGTAACGAATTATCTCCTAACGCAATAATTTGAGCTAAAAATCCTTCATCAGTAATTCTTGAGATAACAAATAAATTTACTAAATCTGAAGTATCCGAATAACTAGTTGGTGTAAGACTTTTCATAATATAACCTTTAGCTGATGGGTCAAAAATTATTTCTTGATAAAAATCATCTTTAATACCTAAATTAATAATTGTTGTCGGAAATAATAAATTTCTTCTATTTACGGGAGCACTTAATCCTGCGACCGGTCTACCGATAAACACACCTGAACCTGAAGTAGCACTAGTTAATCTATAAGGAGAACTTCTATAATAAAAATTATTAGTATCTTTTTCATAATAAACAACTTCTTTAGCGAATCTTGGGTCTTCCGGTTCATTTAATTTATTAAAATAGGTATCAACTTGTATTGGAAATGCATATAAACTACCATTAACCCAATTATTCATAAATGATTGTGATAATACTCCTCGACATAATCCATAGAAAAATCTGAATCTAAACCCCCATTCAGCAAATGTCCCTAAATCTTGACCTAAATCAAACAATGGTCTATTAACCATTATGTAACATCCATTTTCAACAACATCTCCGGCCTGACATCCAAATGATACACCAAAGTTCACACCATTACCACTATAACATTCTAAACCAACCATTTCTTCACAACTTCCTAAAGTGTTTAACACATTAGTTGCCGCTATTTGTCCTTCTATATCCGCAGTGACTAAATCAGCACCTAATGAAATTGTTGGATTGTTAAAGGTATATCCTTCATCTCCAATAGGGTAAACCGCAAATCCAGCATTTTGTTGTAATAAACTAACACTACCTGTTAAAATCTCCTTATCATCAATAAAATCTGAAGATGGTAATCTATCGGTTCTCATAATAATTTGAGATGAACTAGTCATATTTACCTCAGGTATACCTGAATATAAAATAGGACTAAAGTATGTTGGGGTATCTGTTGGAATAAGAACATCAATATAGTCTCCAGGTTTTTCACCAACTGCAGTATCTTTAAAATTACTAACAATTTTAACTACTTGATAACCACCTTTTGTCATAATAGCACCTCCTGATAAATCTTCGGAACCATCATAAAGATTATCTGCTGAAGTGGCAGAATATAATCTATTTGTAGATTTTGATGCAACTCCGGTTATAATAGGAGGTGAAGTAGGATTGACCGATATGTTTTGAACATAATTAGTCGAAATTAATGAAGGGTTTGTAGTAAAAACTCTTGATACTGTTGAGTCTAATGCTCCATAAAACCCAAAATTTGGTGTTGTATAGGCAGAATAATTAAGACCCGGACTTGTTTGTCCAACAATTCCTGGAGTATAAAAATAAGATGAATAACATATATTATTTTGGTTATTGTGTTTTTGTACCGAAACACCATTAGAAGTTGGAAGGGCTTGTATAGGAATATTCATTCTTGTCATTGCGGTAAAACTTACTGCATCCTCAGTATTATAACCTAATATACGTCCAATACCGTATCTATTTACCATTAATGGAGAATATGGGTCAACTCCTCGTTGTAATATAAGAACTTTTTGAGTTTCATATTCCGCAAAATTTGAGGTTGGTAATGTATAAATTGCACTGGATAACTGATATACACTTACAGAATTATAATTAGGATATGCGACAGGTAGAAGACCAGATTGAGCATTTCCTCCACTATCCGCTTCACCGGTAAAAACAGTAAAGGTGGCCAATCTATTATCAGCATTTAATGTTTTCCAAAAACTTGGTCCGGTTGTTCCAATAGAACCCGGAAATGAATACTGTGGCTGTCCATTAACAATTGTCTTAGTAATAGTAATAGCAGTCAATACCTGATAATATTCAATATCCGATGGATAAATATAATTTTGACAACCCACACCATAAGTTACCGCAGAATACTCAGCAGTTCCACCAGTATTTGTTAAATCAATACAATCAACATTTGTAATACCGGTAATTAACGGAAATTCAGGAGTAATTAACCCCTCAGGATTAGTGGTTCCTGTTGTTTGACCTGTAAATAATAAAGTTACTTTAGACCCCGGACAAGTTCGATAAGTCACGGTTCCCGGTTCGGTTATTGAAATAACCATACTCTGTACACATTCAGAAGGATATGCCGGAATATCATAAGTAACAACAGTATCGGAAGTTTGAGTAAGAGCATAACGAACATCAGCCGTAAACGCACTTGTCTTAATAATACCATTAATACCATTAACTTTATAACCACCCGATGCTGTAATCCCTGAATATAAATAATTCTTATCTTTAGTTTTTTTTGGGTCAACAAATGATAATAACGTACCCGGTTCTAATTCTAAAACACCTAATACTGTCAATGTATTATCAAGATGACTTTTTGTACCATTTGTTGGTGCCGAAAAAGTAACTTTAATCTTATTTACATTATCAAAGTATTTTTTTCTAGTATTGTAAATATTAACTCTTTCACCCGGTGGAATTGTAAATCCATCTGTACGTAAATTAGATTGATTGGGATATGTAAAAGAACCTGAATTATTAATTTTAAAAACTGTAGGATTTTTTGGTTTTGACAAACTACCTGATATAGCCTGACCCTGCATAGTAGATTCCATCTGAAAATATGTTTCATAATCTTCGTCATCAGCACTAACTCCGGGCCAACTACGGGGTGTTGACATATCATAAGTTTGTAAATTCTCGGAATACTGAGCTCCGTTGGAAAGTTGACTTAACAATCCTGATGAAGGTGCTTGTTCCGTTTCATCATCAGGATTTGGAGATGTTGACTCAGCATCACATTCACAAGATTGACAATCGGGATAAGTTATCATTGGTAATTTAATTCTACCAAATTTATAAGCAACAATTTCTTTAAACTTAAGAGCAATTATTACAATAGCTGACGCATATAAAGCCGCCAACAATGAATGTCCAATTATTAATCCCGCCGTCGCCCCAAACGAGGCACTACCGGCAATTGCCCCTGCAACCAAAGATATTTCAGCCGCCACCTGCTTAACCAACTGAAATACTAAAAAAGCTAATATTGGAACTGCAAAATTATTCCATAGGAACGCTAAAAAGTGATAGATAATTAATAAAGGTAAACCAATTAATTGTATTACTTGTAGTATTATTGAAAATATAAAAAAGAATAAATCAAAATTTCTAAACCCCTCATTAACAGGAAATTTATTAATTGTGGACGCACATTCATTACTATCAATTTCTTTAATACCAATAAACCTACCTTTAGCACCATTCTTAAATTGGTCAATAAAACCTGAGACAGTATAAACTTTATTAAATTGAAATTGATAAAAAGTATCATCACAATTTATTTTTTGATTTAATATATTGTCATGTAATGTTCTTTGAGTTGCAGTTTGTGTACGAAAACCCTCAGTATATCCCGACCAATCAAGTCCAAAATAATATGAACTTTTTTGTCGTAAAGCACTATCAGTTCCTGTACCTGCAATTGTTGGGTCACTATTATTAGAAGCCCACCCATATTCTTTAACATTTGGTACTAAGAAATAGGCACGTCTTGTTTGTTCCGATAGACTAGGCGATTGAGACCATTTAACTTTAAATCTATATTTTCCTTTAGTTGGAATACCTACTGCAGGGTCATTTGAAATCACTTTTTCACCAAATTCATTGGTAATAAAATAATCTAGATTCATTGGTAATTCGGTTAACCAAACCCCATTACCGTCAATAATATTACCTGACTTTTCTAATTGATGTAGTTCAAGTATTGGATTACCGTTAGCATCATAATTAATTGTTTGTCGTATTGCTAAAATAGAACCAGGACCCGCGGCTAATTCACATAAATTACCCATATCGTCTTTTGGTTTTGCATTTCTTCTAAGTCTTTGAGAATCAGCGGTTGAGTAAATTGACCCCATGAATACTGAGGTTGGTTGTATGTCAATATTTGCATCATCTCTAAGGTCAAAGTCAACACGATTAACAGCAATTTGACATATTTCAGGGTCACCCCACAATGGCGCAACTGACAAAGTTCTTGTTAAACTAATAATTTGAGGTAATGATGATAAATCATTCGAAGTTTTAAATCGGTTACCACCTACTTGACCTTCAGTAGCCAACCCCATTCTAATTAAATCTTGAGGTGTTAAAGAAAACTCCCCAATATCTGATAAGTCAACATCCATGACTAAAGTTTGAGAACCTAATGGAACTCCCATTATCATATAGTCACCACTTTCGTTTGTCTTGGTTGTGTATTTGTAGTATTTGTCGTAAATCTCAACCGCAATACCATCGGTTAATGCATCATCTCTCGTAGGTAAAGTACCTGTTGCCGCGTGAGCAGAATACGACTTTTCATAAGGTAAAAGATTATATCTAAACCCATCCTCATTTTTATCAGTCGGTGATTTGTAAGGGTAGATACTTGATATCAGTGGATTAGATTCATCAACTGATGATATTGGAATAAACACTGATACTCGGGCATTTGGAATACCAAAACCATTATTTGCAGTAACCCTTCCAACAACAACACCGTATTCAGAACAACTTCTACTATAAACGTCAGTTTGTTGTATTTTTAACGATAAGATTTCTAAGAACTCAAAATCTTGGTCTAACTGAACATTAATTGTTTTGTTAATACCTAATTCGGTTCTAATTCTATATGACTGACCCATTCAATTCTTTAATTTATAAATAGTTTATGTGTGATTTTTCAAGTTAACACACACCATATTTAATTATAAACTAGTTAAGCCATAAATAAACCTGTTAAGAGAAGGTAACTGATTGGAAATTTTTAACCGATACTCTAATATCTTTGTTAGGGTATCTAACTTGGTATACTTGAGATGGTTGAGCAAAGATTGTATCATCAACGGTAGCAATTTCTTTAGTTTCCGCATTTGAATACTCCATAGATGTTTCGGCAGATGAATATTGACCTCCAACATTATTATAAACGTTTAACCCTGCAACAGTTAATACACCATTTTGATTTTGAACAATACTTTTCAATTCTGATAAATAAACATTTTGACCTAACTCTCGTGTTTGAGGATTAAAGTAAGTTGAAATCCTATCAACAACATCCGAAATAACTTGTCCTGAATTTTGGGCAGAATCTAAAACAATTTGAACATCAATACTTAAGTCAATAACCTCAGCGGTTAGAATTGAAATGTAATCATTCATCATTCTATAATTTGATAGATAATTTGCAACATTCTGTCTCAAAGTATCTGATACAATACTTGTTAATTTTCCTGAAGTGTCATAAGATAATAATTGAATTAATATCTTATTATTATTTTCCGTAATTGAAACTTTAGCAGGAGCTCCAAACTCTGCAGGCATATTTCTAATAATCGATTCGTAATCTTGAACAGTAACTGCTCTTTTTTGTGCTGAGAAGTTAAATGATACATAGTTTCTAATTTCTTCTAATGATGGGACACCAGAACCTCCAATAGCTGCAGTCACATTATTACATCTTAATGAATTAACCACAGATGAGTTTGTTAGTTCAGATGGTCCATTAACAAAGAAATTAACGGTAGCAATTTGATTAATAACATTTGTCCCTAAATTTGTTGCCAAACCACCACCAACTCTATATTGAATAAATAAAGTTGAATTAGGTGTTAAAGCTGACCCTAATGAGAAGTTATTTGAATATCTTTGTAAATCAATTGTTGCACCAACTGTTGTGAATTGGTCTAAAGCATCTTGAGCAGTATTAGTACCACCACCAAATGTCATTTTCTTAAATCCTTCGGGAGTATATTCTGTTATAAATCTATTAGATGTTTGAATATACTTTCCAACTTTAATACCCGGTTGGTCTGAAACTTTTGTTGGGTCTTCAATGAATACTCTGTCTTCCGCTAATGCATCAACCTCATAAAATTTGTTTGATACCCCTAAAAATTCAGCAGTTGACGGTACATTCGTATACTCTGTACCACTTTTCAATAATACACTTGTAATACCTAATACATTTTTTTCAGGTAAGAATAATTCAAAGAATGGTTTAACATCATTTGGAGTAATAACTCTTTTAAATACTTTAGTGATACCATTAACAACCAATTCTCTTTTTGTAATTGTATAATTAATAAGAACGTTATTAGCATTAAAATTTGGTATTTTTAAACGGTTTGGGAAACCTTGTGCATTATATGGAGATGTAAAATCAATATCATATATGTTTTCGAATACAATACCGGCACCAACAATTTGAGACCCTCTAGTTAATGTACCTAAGTATCTCTCATCCTCTTTATCCCCGAAAGCCGGAACTGTGATGGAAAAATCAACTAACGCAACTGATGGTCTTTGCCCCGGTAGTTTTAAACCATAAGTTCTAGCAATATTGTAGATAGATGACCTTTGTTGAGCATACTGTAAAACAGTTTCTTGGATACTTCTATCTATATGGTAATGTAAGTTATCCGCAACCGCAGCATTCAAGTCTATGAATACAGAGAACACAGAAGCATCGTTGAAGTCCTGTATTAATTCAGGGTAGTAAGTTCTTACATAGTTTAATAACTCAGTTCTTATCCCCTGATAATCTCTTGTAGTATATGATATATTACGATTTGCCATACAATATTAAATATTAATGATAATGAAATCACTCGGACCAAAAGTCGATTTATTGGTTGAGTAATCTATTTTTATTTTTGCGGTATATTCTGAAGTTCCCTTACCGGGAAATCTATAAACTGACGATTCACTACTCCCTAAAGTTGCAGTACCTGTTGCTATGTCGACTTCTTCTTGAGGGTCAGCGGGACTTATGGTGATTTGATTTAATAACAAATTTGGCATAAAAGCACCTACCGCATCTCCC